CTGTTGAGGATGCTGCTGCTGATGTCACCGGTATCAACAACGAGTACGGTGAAGAAACCGAATTCGCTAACAGCTGCGGTCTGATCTTCCAACGTGAAGCTGCTGGCTGCGTGGAAGCCATCGGTCCTCAGGTCCAAGTCACCAGCGGTGACACCTCCGTCATCTACCAGGGTGATGTGATTGTCGGTAAGATGGCCATGGGTGCCGATTACCTGAACCCCGCTGCTTGCGTGGAACTGTATGCTGGCCAAGCCTCTGGCAACGCTGCATTCTGATCTTTATTTCTGGTTATTACTGGGGGAGCTTCGGCTCCCCTTTTTTTTACTTTGTGATAGGTAACTATGCCCTTTCCTACTTATGCTGTGTCCACCGAACTGGATGCTGTAAATCAAATACTTAGCTCAGTGGGACAGGCTCCTGTCACCACACTAGATCTTCAGAATCCTGAAGTGTCTATTGTACTCAACACCCTCCGGGAAGTGAACAAACAGGTTCAGGCAGAAGGCTGGATCTATAACACAGAACGTCACTATGAGTTCACCCCTGACAGTACAACTAACGAAATTGCTTATCCATCTAACGTGTTGCAACTCGATGCAAACCGTGAGCACCACAAAGACAAACTTGATGTGGTAAGACGTAACGGTAAACTGTATGACCGCTACAACCACACCTACGAATTTACTAAAGTTGTTGAAGCTGATGTAGTTTGGTACTTTGATTTTACTGATGTACCACCTGCGTTCCAAGCCTATATTACTGCCCGAGCTGCACGTATGTGCTGTGTTAAAATGGTAGGCGACCGAGAGCTTCAAGCCTTGTTGCAAGAACAAGAGATGATGACCCGAGCTGCAGCAATCGAGTATGATTGTCAGCAGGGTGATTACTCTATGTTCGGGTTCCAAGACGGTAAAGATTATTACAATAGTTATCAACCTTTTCAAGCATTGATGCGATGAGCACTATTACCCAACGGATTCCAAACTTTTTGCTTGGTATTTCACAACAACCTGACAACCGTAAGTTTCCTGGGCAGCTTCGGGATTCTGTTAATGCATTCCCCGATTATGCTCTTGGATTACTTAAACGTCCAGGCGGTCAATATGTAACCGAATTGTATGGAGCTAGTACTGGCGGCAAATGGTTTTCTATTCTGAGGGATGCTCAAGAAAAATACATTGGCCAGTACGATGACAACACCTTCCGTATTTGGAGCCTTGTTGACTCTACCCTTGGTCCTGCGGGATCCCCAAGGCGAGTCGATATGGGAGACGATACAGGGGTACCTACAGCTTGTAATCAAACCGATTTACAAACAGAACTAGAAGATTACATTGATGCGGTAGAGTTAGTTAACACCCGTTTGACTGAACTACATGATGCCCAAGCTGATTATGCTGAGGCACTTGCTGGTCAAGACTCAACTACTCAAGCGTTGTTTGCTGTTAACTATAACTACCCGGCTGGTAACATTACTCAGTATCTCACCTCCGGCATCCTTGAGGATGCAGATGGTGTGTACACAGTTAAAAACAATGATGCAGTTATTGACGTAGATTCTACTCTTCCTACTAATTATGCGTTAGGTACTAACCTAACTGATGAGCACCCTTTACTTGCATCTAAAGGCTACAAAGTTTATCAGGCAGTCCTAACAGTTGCTGCTACTCACACCGCTACACAGCTGAGCGACGCAGAAACTGCAATGAATACCGCTCAGACTAACTACGATAATGCAGTTACTGCGCTTGGTACTGCGGAAACTGCTTATGATGCAGAGGTTACTGATTGCGTTATTCCTGATGCTGATGTTCCTGCAACCGCATACTTGTCTGGAGCTACCGCTGACGACATTGAACTGCTAACTCTTAACGATTACACCTTTGTCCTTAACAAAGCGAAGACTGTAGCACTAACAACAGACACTTACGCTGCTAAACCCAACGAAGCCTTTGTTGTTATCAAGGTGATGGGTACTGGACACTACCGCATTTTCTTAGATGGCACCGAACGTGGAACGCATAACGCTGGTAGTGGTGGTGACGTTGATAGTATCCTTAACGATTTGGTCGCTGATATTAATGGACAAACCTTCGGAGGAACAACCTATACTGCTGTTAAGGTTGGTCCAGGTATGTATATTAGTGCTGATGCTGCTTTCACTATTTCAGTTGTAGGCGGTCCATCGGAGGATGCTGCGTTTGTCTTCCAAGAGACTACGCCAACTGTTGCTGATCTTCCTATCCAATGTAAGGATGGGTATGTCGTCAAAGTTGTCAACAGCATCGACATTGATGTTGATGACATGTACGTCAAGTTTGTAGCAGATGGCACTGCTACTTACGGTACTGGTGTGTGGGAAGAAACCGCTGCACCTGGGATTACCTATAAGTTTGACCCACTAACAATGCCACACCAGCTTGTTAGACAGGCTGACGGTTCATTTACCTACGGTCCAGTAGATTGGGAAGATAGAATTGTAGGCGATCTTACTACTAATCCTAACCCCAGCTTTGTTGGTCAGAAGATTAATAACTTGTTCTTCTACCGTAACCGACTCGGTTTCCTCTCTAACGAGGCTGTGGTGCTCAGTCGTGCCGGTGATTACTTTAACTTTTGGGTAACTACGGCGCTCACTGTCACTGATGATGATCCGATTGACATCACCGCATCCTCTGTGCGACCGGTTAACCATCGTTACGTCCGTCCCAGCAGTGTTGGTCTGGTACTATTTAGTGATACTGAACAATTCATTCTGACTACCGACGCTGACATTCTCAGTCCTAAAACAGCTAAGATTAACGAGCTATCGAGTTATGAGTGTGATCCTGATGTAGAAGCTGTTACTCTTGGTACCAGTTTGGCATTTATTTCTAAAACACCACTGTTTACCAGGCTGTATGAACTAGCTGAGATCAGTACTGACCGTCCGCCAATTATGGCGGAACAGACCAAGATTGTCCCAGAACTTATTCCTGAGACAGTTGACTCTATGATTGCATCTCCTGCATTGTCACTTCTATCTTTGGGTACTGTTGGCAACAGCACGGTTTTTCAGTATAGATTCTTAGAACAGCCTGGACAAGGTAGAGCAGCAGCCTGGTACAAGTGGACGCTGACTGGTACTTTGTTGGATCAGTTCTTCGACGCTAATACTTACTACGCTACAGTTCGAGACGGTGATAACGTTTTTGTCCAGTCTTATGACTTGACACAGGCAAACGAAGAGGGTTTCTTGACACTTCCTACTGGTGAAAAGACTGACATTTGTCTTGACATCTGGGATGTTAACCCTTATCGTGAGTATGATCCGGATGATGACGGTTCAGATGTGACACGTATTCATCTTCCTTATGATCACATTACTGGTAAGACGTTCTCTGTGCTTGTCCTGGGAGGCTACATAGGCGGTGATAACACCCTGTCCAGTGAATCAGTAGGAGCAGTACTTTACCCCACCGTGGAGGGGACTGCAGGTGCCTATTACGTCGATGTAGATGGCGATTACCGTGGACGAGATCTGATTATTGGTTACATCTACAACATGGAAGTTACTCTTCCTAAGTTCTTTGTAACTTCTGCAGAGGGTCAGTCTGCTAGTTCCGACTTTACTTCTGATCTTATTATTCATCGCGTCAAAGTGTCTACCGGTCTTAGCGGTCCTGTGAAGTATGACGTGACCATTACCGGCAGACCTGAATGGAGTCAGACTGTTGAAGCTACAGCTCCATATAGCTACGACTTGAACAGTGTGAACATGTCTGCCGACGCAACCCATACCGTCCCTATCTATCAACGTAACGAGAACCTTACCTTCAAAATTGTTGGTGACACTCCGTTCCCCGTTAGTTTGTTGAGCCTGAACTGGGAAGGTAAATACAACACTGGTTTCTATAGACGCTAATGACTACATCCACCCGTGGTTTCACCTTTAGACCAGCTACCATTAACGACGTACTAGAACTAACCAGTCAAATGCTGCCCAGAGGGCTGCAAGACTTTGAAAGGGTCGGACAACATCCGGTCCTTTCATTAGCTATGTATATACATGAAGACGATTCCTACATGTTCTACGGACCAGATGGGAGTCTTTATGGTGCATACGGAGTCAGTGAAGATAATTGTTTCTGGGTACAAATGACTAACAAAGTTAAAGAAAACCCACGAACAGCGGTTAGATTCGGTAAAGCGTTGATGGAACATATAAATTGTCCTTATCTTTGGACGACTATTGATATTGAAAATACATCGCTTATTAACTTTGTGAGGTATTTAGGTTTTAAGGTACTACGGGTTTTCCCGGATGGACCTGATAATGTTTACTCTATAGAGATTGTACGATTATGCTAGAAGGAGGTTTTTCCGCCGCAGATGCTTTTCTTGGTGGTGTTGATAGTGGCGGTAAAGGTTTAAATTTTGGAGCTGGTACTACAGCTTTAGGGGCATTAAATGCTGGCCTTAGCTTGGCTCAAGGTATTGATCCAGATAACCCGATTGGCATCGCCAAACAAGCTGCTGCTGTCGGATCCTTGATCCCTGGTGCTGGTATGATCTTTGCCGGTATTGGCTTGGGTCTTAATGTTTTAGAAGGACTTCTACCTACTGAAGATGAGAAACGAGCAGGTGAAGAGGCACGGCAACGTGTCTTTGCTAATCTCGCTCGTGACATGCGGAACGACTTTAAAAAGCAGCAATTTATTGCACGGCTTGATATGGTCGATCAGCAGCTTGACAACAACTGGGCAGCTGCCTGGAAAGATTGGGTTAACATCCAACGCAACACTAACACTACCCTTGAGGTAGCAGCCTTTAAACAAGCTGACATGCTTAAGCGTGTGACAGAGATCGCCGGTGCTCATGCAGCTCGGGAAGTCTACGGACGTACTGCTGCTCGTGCTGCTGCTGTTTCAAGCTTTGGTCAATACGGTATTGCAAAAGCACAATTAACTAAACAAAAACAAGCCGTTGTCGGTAAAGCAGTTGAGGATATGAAGGCTACTAACCTTTCCCTCAAGGCTGCTAACGACCGAGCTATGGCTTCTATTGGTCCACCGCCTATTATGGAGATGGGCTTCGATATGCCTTATCAAGACGTTTCACCTACGGGTCTTTCAACTGGGCTTAAGATTGCCAATGCAACTCTGCCTTACGTTGAAAAAGGTTGGAGCATGACCGCCCCTGGCGGCAGTTTCTTTGGTATTAGAAAACCAAACATGCCACAAAAACAAACTGCATAATAAAAAATGGCTCAATTTCCAACGTTCAAAGAACAGCAGTTGTTCACCGGTGTTAAGTATGCCCAAGGGTTTAAACCAGAAAAAGCACCGGACTATACGACTGGCCTACGGGCAAATGCGGAAACCTCACTTAAAAATCTAACTGCTTTAGAGCAGAAACTTAATGCTGAAGATGCTGTACAGATCAATCGTGATCTACAGAACCTTGAAGCTCTACGTCAATTCTCACCTACAATAGGACGTATTGCTGAGCTTCAGGCATCCGCTTGGATTGATTCCCAGTACATTGCTGCCCAGGATGACATTCGTAAACTGGGTGCGATTAACAACTACGGCATCACTGATGATGAGATTGCATCTCGTCAGGCTGACATTGACCAGTGGAGAGAAGCTAGCCAGATGACTGGTGAAGCTTCTATGCAACAGCTTAAAGCCGGTGGTACGACTGAACAAGTCAATTATATCAAAGGTATTGCTGCTGGCTCTTGGCGTCGATACCACGTGGAAAACTTCTACGTTGGTGAACAGACCAAAGGGCTGCCTCAACGCTGGCAAAACTATAAAGTTAATAACAACGATCGAGAGTACAAGGATCGCTACGGTCAAACCTTTAAACTCAGTGAAGTTGGAACTGATCAACACCGAGCAGGCGTCGTCTTTTCACACTTTGCTCGTACTGATCTAACTAACTTTGGTATCAGTCAAGGGTTTAACCCAGATAAGATTACCATGAAACCATACTATGATATGGTTAATGCTACTGGTCAATCTTATATTACGGCTATTCGTAACGCTCACACTGTTGAAACTGCCGATAACCTTCGTAGAGAGTACATTGCTTCGTTCCTTAGTCCAGACACAAACGGTCAGTACAGCCTAAGCACTCTGCACGCTAACTATCGTGGACTGACTGTTTTTAACAAAGAAGGTAAGATGGTTACTCTTGATAACCGTCAAGCATTGCAAATGGCACTGGGTGACATTGCTGATGCTGTCCAGTCTGGAGAAATGAAACATTCCCAAGCAATGGCTTTGGCTGATGAAGTTGCTGCTCACGCACCTAAAGGACAAACGTATGGTGTCTATCATCGTGACATTCTAAATGATTTCAAAAAAGATCTAAACACTATTCGTACCAATAAATTCAACAACTTACAGCTTGCAGAACGTGAAGCTAATTTCCAAGTTAAGAAAGTTAGTGAAGATTTTGTAGCTGACTGTATGAAAACTGGCACTTGCACTGTTGCAGATTACCGTCAAGCCCGTCAACGTCTTAAGGCACTTCGTCCTGGTGCTAACTTTAGTGCGCTGGACGATGCCATTGTACAAGCTTCTCAGCGTAGTAACGATGATTATTACGCTCAATCCTTTAAGGAAGCTGCTGATAACTTCCAGCTAAGTGCGCAGGCTGTTAGTCAGTCTTCTGCAAGCCCAGAGCTTAAGGCACAGTACATGCAGATTGCACGTGATCAAGATGCAGAACGCGCTAAGTTTGCTGTTTCTGATAGTGATCTTAACACTGTTTTAGACGAAGCCTTGCGTCAATCTCTTGGAAGCACTAATCTAGACGAACTTAAATCTGGTTTACGTCTTGCACGTCTCCACGCCAAACAACGGATTAATCAAGTTCTTAAATCTCAATATGATCAAACAAAAACAGCTGATCAACAAAACGCCATTAGTTTCGTTTTGGATGAAATCGCTAAAAAACAAGGTAAATTTAGCGTCTTTGATCCTACTGACCCTAAATCTCCTGGGTATGATCCAACCAAGCAGGGCAAGTTCGGCACATTCTTTGGGGAGTTTGTTCCCAAAAGTGCAGGGGGCACATTAGAGGCAGGTACATCTTACCGACCTTATGCTGCCCCTAAAGAGATGATTGAAGGGTTCCGCGCTGATCCTGTAGAGTTTTTAGACAACACTAACATTTTAAGTAGTGCTGAAACTAGCAGACTTGTACAAGATATTGAATCAGGAGTTGTAAACCCACGAGTACCGCAACACCTTCGTGACCTTCACAGAAATGATCCTATGGGTCGTGAGCTGCATGAAATTGTAAACCAAGCACTGGCAACCGAAGGCAAGACCCAGCGGATGCAGCCAGCTATTATCGACCTTGCTTCACGGCAAACGACGGATCAACGCCTGAACCGACTGCTTAAGGAAGCTGTTAGCGACGATGAAATTCTTCGTCGGACTGCAGCTGCTGGTGGTGCTGTTACTAACGTGCAGCGATATGGTACTCCCCTGTTGGCTCAGCGTATGCAGAATACTACTGGTCCTGACGGTCTTGAGCGTAGCTTTACTGGTGCTCTAACTTACTCTGGTAACCCAGAGGCATACAAAGGTGCCTTTACATTGTTGCAAGATACGTTCAGTATGAAAATTACTGAGCATAAAGATTTTGGCGGGCTTTCCCCTGTACACAGTCCTAACGGTTATCACCCCATGCATGAAGCTGCTGACATTTATGTTTTCACTGAAAACGGACGTGCAGCTGACCTAAGGGAAACTGCTAAAATTAAAACAGCACTGCGTAGACTAAACTTGTTCAAAGAAATCATTGGACCCGGAGACGGAGACCCTAACCACGAGGGTCACCTACACGTAGGCGGTCTTGTACGCCCTCTTACTAAAAAAGATATGAGAGACATTAAAGCTATTATCGGAGGGTTGTGATGATTACTGAAGAACAACAGCCTGAAGAAAATAATGTAGCACCTGAAACTCTTGTTCCTGATCCAGTTCAACAAAAACAAGAGGAACAGCAAACTGCAGTTGAAGAACAGAAACCGCCCGTTGAAGGTGAAGAAGTTACGTTACCTAATGGACGTACTTATAAAAAGGATCACCTTGAATATATAAACGATGTTCCTTATGTAAAACCCGAGTTTAAAAAACTTTATCGGGGCAGTGGGTTTATGTATGGCAGTGGTAGACCTGGTGCTACACTGTCTGAAGATGTATCCTGGTTTATGCGGGAAACGTCGGAAAACTTCCAAACCATATCGCGTGGTGCTGCTGACGTTGCTGTTGACCTGTTTACTACTGTGGGCAACCGCCTGGGTATGAACCTGGAAAACATTAACAAGCAGTGGGACGAGATGAGTAAGTTTGATGATCCTGCTCGTCAAAAATTGCGTAAGCTAGCATCAGTAGTACTTCCCTCGTTTGTTGGTGGTCAAGCTATTTCTGCACGTACACTTACACTACAAGCACCTAAACTTGTTAAAGGTGGTGCCACCCTTGGTGGTGTTGCAGCATATGAAGGTGCTCTTGCTAGTTTCCAAGACACTGCTTTGGAAGACGGTGGCATTGTCAGTAAAATTGCTGAGGTTGCACCCCCACAACTGGGTCTACCACGTTGGCTAAAGAAGTCTGATAAAGAGCCTCTTGAGGTTACACGTGCCCGCGCAATGCTGGAAAACACTGGACTCAGTGTGCTGGCAGATACTTTGGGTATAGCTACTACTGTTGCTCCACGTATGCTAAAGTGGTTCCAACCCAAGGATGAGGTAGCCAAGGCATATAAAAAAGCTATTGTAGATAGAAGCGATGCGGAGACTGTTACCCGTATTGCTGAGCTTGAGCAGGCTCTTGCTACTAAACCTAACCAAGCTAACGCTAAGGTTTTGCGTGAAGAGCTTGACAAGCTTAAAGGGCAACTGGCTGAAACTGGCACTACCGACGCTACTACTAAAAGCAACTTACAGCGGACTATTGAGGCTAACGAAAGTAGCCGTCAGGCACAAATGGATGAGGAAGCTATCATTAAGTTGGAAGCTGACCCTCAACTGTACGGCACTTACATGCCTGAGTTAACCCCTGGTCTTGCTAACTCGAATGAACTAGCACGCCGGACTATTGATCCTGATGCTGTCGCTTCTAACATGGTAGACACTACTATGATTAAGAAGGGTATGCGTGAAGGTGATCCAGCTCCTATGCTGTCTGGTCCGTTCCTTAAGCGTGGTCTTGTGCTTGGTAAATCACGTAATGCTATGGCTGGTTTGGCGGAAGCAACACGTGATGCTGGCGACTTTGATGCTGTTGTTGACGGATTCCGTATTACACGGCAGCAAATGAAGGACGAAGCTTGGAACATTCACGGTGATATTATCCGTGCAGGTTCTAAGGAAGATGTTGCTAAACTGTTTGTTACTGACCGAGATGTTAAAAACATCCTGGGTAAAAAAGTTAGCTACCTTAACACAGTCCAAGAGGAACAGGCAAAGAATGCTATTGCTGATTTGACTGACCTGTGGCTGGGTCGTGACATTACCGAAGTTAGTGCAAGGGTTATGGATACTCTTGGGCGTGAAATTGCTACCGCTTCTGAAGCTGGCATTGCGTTTAAAGAGTTGACTAACGACGACCGTGTTCAGGAGATTATCCTGGACAAACTTGAGTACCTTATTTCTGAAGTTGGACTTAGCAAGTACATTGCAGGTTGGCAGCTTAAGAACCAAGATTGGATTAACCGGATGCGTAAATCCGCTGATCCTGGTGAACTGGCTGAACTTATTAACAATGAGTTCCAACAAGCTTTGGATGCGCGGCACAGTGCATTTAAAAACTTTAGGTCTGCTATTGAAGACGTTAAGAAACAGAATCCCAGCCTTGTTCGTCCGTTTTACGAAGCATTCTCCGACAGCAATGGTGATGTAGATACCATTGAAAAACTGTTTAAGTATGCACAAGAACAAGTCAGTCCGGGAGGTTTGCTTATGAGCACACCTGGACTTGACGGTAAAAGGGAAATGAATGTGTTTGCCCGTGGCTTACATTCCATTTGGATGAGCAACGTTTTGTCTGTTAAGTCTGCTTTGAATGCAGCTAAAGGTAACGTTGGTGCAATGGTTCTTAAACCTATTACTTCTATTATTGGTCACGGCATTGGTGCTGTTGTACAGCGTGACGTGGAAGTATTGAAACGTCCATTTTATTATCATGGCGCTTTGTTTCAAACCCAGCTGTTGGCACTAAAAGATGCTGGGCGTAGAATGAAACGTGTTCATAATGATTATGACTTTTTGATGAGTCAGATCCGTGAAGACTACGTTGTTAAAGAAACCAAAAAGTGGGATCAGCTGGAAGCTGTTGCCGCAGAATGGGAACGTACTGGTGATCGTGGTCATTTGATGCAGTGGGGTTGGGCAAAGGCTAACCGTGACATTGCTCGAATGAAGTGGGGTCGGCTTGGTCTGACTGGACTTAGCGGTGTTGACGCTTACACTGACACTATTCAAGCTGCTACTCGTGCCAGACTACGTGCATATGATGATGTGTTTACCAAAAAAGGTACGGTAGATGCAGCTGCAATGAAAGAGGCAGAAGACGCTCATTATGCCAGCATGTTCAACGAAGATGGTATGTTGGTTGGTGAGGATGTCAAACGGGTGTCTGGTGAGATTTCACTTAACCTTGACGACGGTCTTGCAAGCAGAATTAATGAGCTTGTTGAAGCGGCTCCCATTATGAAGCCGTGGTTTATGTTCCCTAAAACGAACATCAACGACTTTAAATATGCCATGTCGTACACCCCATTTACGATGATTCCTCAGTTTAAAAATAAGTACGGTAAAGTACTGCTGGCTGGGGATGATCAAGCTAAGATTGTCGAAGCTTTGGCTGAACACGGTGTCAGTAAAAATGACCCCAACGCTATGGCTATCTTTGAAGATCTTAAGCACGAGTATATGGGACGTATTGCATTCGGTCAAATGTCTGCAATCTCTATGGCTTGGTATGCCTTGTCTGGTAACATTCGTGGCAACGGTCCGCAAAACGCATCTCAACGTAAGATGCTTCGTGATAACTATGGTTGGGAACCTAAAACAATTAACATTGGTGGTTACTGGGTATCCTACAAAGGTATCCCTGGTGTTGATCGTATCCTAAGTATTGTTGGTGATGCAGCTTATTATTACAACGATATTGGCGGTTCCGCCTTTGAAGATATTACTAATAAAGTTGGCTACTCTATTGCTGCTAGCTACTTTAACGAGACTCCGTTGCACTCAGTTGAGCCTATTCTTTCCGGTCTAAACGGTGAAAAGGCAGCTTGGGACCGCATGACTGCTAACTTGATTCGTATGAATATCCCGCAGTCTGGTAACCTTGCCATCGTTAGTGATGCTATTACTGCTTCACAAAAGGATATTTATGATGACCTACTGGGTTATGTTGCTAACCGCATTCCTGGTGCTTCCAGTATGCTGCCTGAACAGCGTGACCTGTGGACTGGTGAGCCGTTGAACGACATTGATAATGATGCGCTTCGTGCTTTAAATGCTATTAGTCCTATTAAGATTAGTAGTAAGGCAGAACCTTGGCGTGATTGGCTGATGAGGACTGGCTATGACGGGATTAGCCGTATGCGCTTTACTTCTGAAGGCAGCCGTGAGTACACTGCGGAAGAACGTGATTTGATTGGACAATACTTCGGTGAAACTAAACCGTGGAAAAAAATCCAAGCAATCATGGATAATAAAGAGTTTAACAGACAGATTAAAGAAATGCGTGAGTTCCGCCGTGGTGGTAGGACTTATGAAGAGGTTAAACTAAAGGAACAGGAACTACCTGTTTATCAATATCTAGATAATATTGTTAACAACGCTAAAGAGTACGCCGAAGCCAGACTAATGCAGGAACATCCTGAAGTCTGGACTGGTGTCCAAGGACAACTTATGGTTGACAAAGCCTTAGGTCGTGGGGACATTAAAGGCGCTCAGCAAGCAGCAGAATGGACTGATAACAAAGTCCAGCAAGTACGTGAAATTCGTCAACTTGCAAACCCCTAATCCACCCGTTTCCTTTGTTAATGCGTAATGGCTACTACACAAAACACATACACTGGGAACAACTCAACTACTGAGTATTCCTTTACATTTCCATATCTTGAAGAGTCAGACGTTAAGGTAAGCCTTGACGGTGTGGTTCAGGCTACAACTGAATATTCTTTTGCCAACGCTACAACTATTTCGTTTAATACTGCTCCTGGCACTGATGTAGCTATCAGAATTTTCCGGGAAACTAATTCGGATTCTGCATTGACTACGTTCTTTGCAGGATCCGCTATCCGTGCTCAGGATCTTAACAATAACAATAATCAGCTCCTGTACTCTACTCAGGAAACCGTCAATCGCCGCCTTGATAAGACTGGCGGCACCATGACTGGTGATCTGGTTATGGATGACTCAGACATCGTGTTTGAGGGTGCTACTGACGACGCATTTGAAACTACCCTGTCTGTTGTTGATCCGACGGCTGACAGGACTATCAACTTGCCTAATCAGTCTGGTACTGTTCCTGTCCTAGCAGCTGAATCGGCTACTCAAATTACGTCTACTCCCGAAGAGCTTAACTTGCTTGACGGGAGTACGGCTGGCACGGTAACCGCGTCTAACGCTGTTGTTGTGGATTCTAATTCCGACATTACTGGTTTCCGTAACATTACCCTGACTGGTGAGCTTGATGCTGCAACGTTGGATGTGTCGGGTGACATTGATGTTGATGGTACTGCTAATCTTGATGCAGTAGACATTGATGGTGCTGTTGACATTGCTGGTGAAGTGGCAATGAACAGCAACAAGATTACCGGTCTCGGTACTCCTACTGCTGACTCTGACGCTGCTACCAAAGCATACGTCGATGGTGTTGCACTTGCTGCTATTCCTGATAGTGACAAAGGTGACATCTCTGTTACTAATGATGGTACTACTTGGACCATTGATAACGATGCAGTAACCGAAGCTAAGATTGCAGACGATGCTGTTACGTCCGACAAAATTGGACCTAACATTGCGTTTACTGGCACGGAAGGCGTTACGATTCCTAGCGGTACTGAAGCGCAAAGAAATAGCAGTCCTGTTAACGGCATGTTCCGTTACAGTACTACTACAAACGCTTTTGAAGGCTATGCTAACGGTGTTTGGGGTGCTATTGGTGGCGGTGGCGGCTTTGAAGTCTCTACTACTCCTCCTGCTTCTCCCTCTGGTGGCGACACCTATTGGGACAGCGAAGAAGGTAACGCCTACATCTACTACGAAGACGGTACGTCTAACCAGTGGGTTCCTCTTGTCCCCTCTACTCCGCCTAAGAATGCAACTGGTGGTGGTACTGACGAAGTGTTCTTTGAGAATGACAACGCTGTAACTACTGATTACGAATTGGCGTCGGGTAAGAACGCAATGTCTGCTGGTCCTATCACTATTAACAGTGGCGTCACCGTTACTGTTCCTTCTGGTCAATCCTGGGTTATTGTTTAATTATGGCTATTACTATTAACGGAGACGGTACACTTACCGGGATTTCAGTTGGCGGTTTGCCTGATGGCATCGTCGATGCAGATATGCTGGCGTCAGGTGCTATTACTGCTGGATCGCTTCCTGCTGGGTCGATTTTGCAGGTTGTTCAAACGGTTAAAACTGACAAAACATCAACTACAAGCACCTCTCCAACTGCGGTTAGCGGCTTGTCTGCATCTATAACCCCAGCCAGCACAAGTAGCAAAATTCTAGTCACAGCCTCCTTTCAAACCAGTATCGGCACAAGTGGCTATGGTGGTTTTTATTATCTTTACTACAACGATGGTGCCACTACCTCAGTAATCCAAGATTATACAGGTGATGCGGCGGGGAGCAGAAGAAGGGTGGCAAGTCAGATTGAATCAAGCGGCAGCGGAAAAGCAAATTCAATAGTTTTTGAATATCTACATTCTCCGGCTAAAGATACATCTATTTCTTATCAAGTTTATTTTGCTGCAGAAAGTTCGTCTTACGATGTTTATGTTGGAGGAACTCATACTGATTCCGACAGTGCAGCTTTTGCAAGAATGGCGTCCACTATTACTCTTATGGAGGTGGCAGGCTAATGCTTAATCACGAAGCTATCCGCCGCGCATATTCCAACGCGGTAACTATCGACGACAGCACTGGAGCCTTCGACGCCGACGGTAACAAGATCGAACTAGACCAAGCTCTTGTCGATGCTGCAGCCGCAGAACTTGCAGCCGAAGCTGCTGCTACCCAATACCAACGTGATCGCAAACCGGAATACCCGGATCTTGCCGATCTAGCTGACGCCTTGTACTGGTCGAACCAAGGCGATAACACCAAACTTGACGAGTACTACGCAAAAGTTAGTGCTGTCAAAACTAAGTATCCTAAACCGTAATGACAGCTATTAACTTTCCTGACTCGCCTTCTGATGGCGATACACATGTCGTAGGCGGCGTTACCTACACTTATAATAACGCTGAAACTAAGTGGAAAACTACTATTAACTCTAATGCGTTCCTTCCTTTGACGGGAGGAACCGTTAGCGGTAACATCCTCATGGGTGGTGAGATCCAGCATGACGGTGACACCGACACTAATATTGCGTTTGATACTGACACTATCCTGTTTGACACTGCTGGGTCTGAACGCTTCCGCGTTGGCTCGGCAGGTCAGCTCGGTATTGGCGGTGCAACGTATGGTACTGACGGTCAGGTACTGACTAGCACTGGCGCTACTACGGCTCCTGCTTGGGAGGATATTCCCGACAGTGGTATTACCTGGCTTAACACACAAGCCACTACAAGTGGGGGTGCCGTAACAGTGACTGGCATACCCACTACTGCTCGCATGATTGTTGTCACTTTTTATAGGGTTAGTCAAAACTCAAGCACTAGCAATCAACTTACTTTTAGGGTTGGAAACGGTTCAATTGATACCGGAACTAGTTATTATTGGAGCGTTTCTCGAGGTAATAGCTATAACGGTACTAACACAGCACAAACCTATTACAGAATGATCGTAAGTGCTTACACAGACGAGTCTTTTAAGTACAGCGGCAGTTTAACTCTTCTTAGAACAGATGATACCAGCGGTCTTTGGTCAATTAACCATCAACTCTCTGAAAACGGCGGAGGAAATGAACCGATTAACGGCGCTGGGTCTTTTAACGGTTCGTCGATTGACAGAGTTCAACTTATTCCCGAAGGTTCTTTTGACAACGGTAGTTTCCGCGTAGGGTACATTTTATAAGGAGGATCTATTATGGAATTTGAATTAATTGTTGATGGAAGAACTGGTGAAGTGGAGACTATTCCACTTTCTCCAGAGGTTAAGGGATTTAAAGCGGAGATGGCTGCAGCCGCGCCTGCAATGTGGGCAAAGCTGTTAAGAGAAGAGCGGAACAAGCGTCTCGCTGAAACCGACTACCTCGCCCTTTCTGACTTAACCCTCACCGATGAAATGCGTGCATACCGTCAAGCACTACGCGACCTACCCGCTAACACTGCTGACCCTGCCAACCCTGTTTGGCCAGTTAAACCCGGAGGTGATTCCTGATGGCACTTAGACTTAATGGAAGTAGCTCTGGCTACGTTGAACTGGAAGTACCAGCAGCAGCTGGCAGTCATACGCTGACCCTACCCGATGGTGGTGGTACTAGCGGTCAATACCTGCAGACGAATGGTAGTGGCACGTTGAGTTGGCAGACGGTTAGCGACAACAACACTTTTGGTTACACCAGTTTGGGCGAAACCGCTACAACCTCAGGAAGCGGCACAACTGTTACGGGCATCCCAAGTACTGCCACAGAAGTGGTTTTGATTCTTACCGATATTTCTGTAAGTAACACAGAAACGCCTGCCCTAGCATTGCAAATGGGTGATGGCTCTTTGGATACCGGAAATAATTACAGGTGGAGTACTTGGTATCAGAGTGGTAATCAGGCGGCAACCAACGTATCAAGCGTTCGTCTTACTCATACTGATTTTAATGCAGCGGCTAATGTGTACAACGGCATTATTCGTTTAGTTTTTGGAACTTCAAACGTTGCAGGAAACGCCACCATTACACGCTCAGGTGCTCAGACAATATTGGCGAATTTTCAGTACACAGGAGCCAGTCAAATAGACCGCATTTCTTTGATTACGTCTAGCACTTTTGATGCCGGTAAATATGAAGTCCTTCACAACGGTTAAACCATGACTGAAAACATTACTCTTTACGAGCGCAACGGTCTTACTGGTGAAACCGTTGAAACTGTGCTAACTGGCGCAGAGGCTGATGCTTGGCGTGCACAGTTTGAGATTTCAGATGAAGAAAAGCTGGAATCAGCACGCAACAGTCGCGCTTCCGCCTACCGCTCTGAAGCCGACCCCCTGTTCTTCAAAGCACAACGCGGTGAAGCTACCACCGACGAATGGACCGCAAAGGTCGCAGAAATCAAAGCGCGTTTCCCGTATCCTGGAGGTGAAGCATGAGTACCCTTAATGTAGAATCTATTTCACACCCTACGTCTGGGTCACTGGTAACCATCAACGGTACTGCGCCTAGCAATCGCAACCTGATCATCAACGGTGCGATGCAGGTGGCTCAACGGGGGACGCAGGTTACTGGTGTGACAACATCGGGTTATCGGACTTGTGATCGGTTTGAATTTGCTGCAATTTCTTTAGGCACTTGGACAGTTGACCAAGATACAAACGCACCTAATGGGTTTTCAAATAGCTTTAAGGTGACTTGCACAACTGCCGACGCAAGTCCTGCCGCTAATGATCAATGTTTTATTCTTTATGGTATTGAAGCTCAAAATTTACAATCACTTGGCTTTGGCACCAGTGACGCAAAATCCACAACCTTAAGCTTTTGGGTCAGGTCAAACAAAACAGGAAATGCATCTATTGTACTTATGCAACCTGATAATTCATCTGAGCTTGTAAGTTTTCAATACTCTATTTCATCCGCAGATACTTGGGAACATAAAACTATTTCTATTCCTGCTGACACTGCTGGCGTTATTAACAATGACAATGGTGAAGGTCTTCAGATTGAATGGTGGTTAAACAGCGGGTCTAATAAGACTGGCGGTAGTCATCAAGCAACTTGGTCAACATATAATGAAGCTAATCGAAATGTTTCTAACCTTGGCGTAGGCGGCGCAACGTCTGATTACTTCCAAATTACCGGCGTCCAACTAGAAGTCGGTGAAGTCGCCACACCGTTTGAGCACAGGAGTTACGGCGATGAGCTGGCGAGGTGTCAGCGGTATTTTGCAACTAATTACCGTACTGGATCCGCAATTGGTAGTGCTTGGGATAGTCCATACACTTATGGATTTGGAGGTGATATGCCTGGCGGCGCTGGTAGAATCCGTGTTCAGTTTCCAGTTTCAATGCGTGCTACTCCGACCATGACTTATTACGGTTCTGACGGTACTACCGGACAAATACGACGAGGTTCGACTAATATTACCGCCAGTGCTGATGGAGGTAGTAATCATTGTGTTCAAGTGTCTGGCGGAACTGGTAGTGCTGAATACAATGTAATCTATAGTGCAACTGCGGAGCTTTAAAATGTATCAAAAGATGATCACTTCTTACGGAACAGAGTCTTCATTTGTCAAACGTTTGTCAGACAACGCTTTTGTTCCTTTTGACCCCGCCAACACCGACTACCAGAAATACCTTGCCTGGCTAGCCGAAGGCAACGAACCGCTTCCGGCTGACCCTGTTGAATAAACCTTTACCCCCTTTAGAACAATGATTGCACTTATCCGTCCCGTTCTTATGTCGTTCCTTAACAGCGACAAAGTGAAGCGATTGATTGTTGACCTGCTCCGCAAACTGGCTGAGCAATCTGATAACACTGTTGATGACCAAGCCGTTGATTTCATCGAGCGTGGTCTCTTTGGTGGCTGATGGACTTAGGCTCTCCCCCGGTACTGCCGGTTCTGAGCCTCCCTGAGCCGCCTGTACTACCCCGTCCGGTACTGGAGGTACCACGAGCTACTTTACCCTCGTACAAGCCGCTTGTAGTGCCTCCTAACGACCTTAGACCGCCACCAGGAGTCAAGGGTACGACACCTTCTGAAACTAAGAAGGCTAAACCTAAACCTCCGCCACCTAAACCACCCGCTATCCCGCCACCACCGGCACAGATCCGTTACGTTGATGTTCCTGGTACTGATTATACTGTACCGTTACCAAGTAACGAGATTCTTGTAACGGCTGGCACGACTGCTACTGTCTCAGTTGCAGCCACCCTAACAGCTACTGCTATCTTTAAGCGGACAGTTAGCGTCCTTAAACCTATTATTAAGAAACTGCTAACTAAGAAAAAGAAAAAGAATGAAGGATGACAAGCACAGCTTTCTAAGCGAAGTTGTCAAAGCACTGGTACTTATTTGGAGTGCCGGTGTTCTTACAGCATCCTACATGGGAATGCTGCAAAAGATGGATCCCACGTTTGTGGCTAGTTTGCTTAGTGGCACTCTCGCTTCATACGGGATCAGTCGTATTGACAAAGATTCTAAAAAAGAACCCCCTAAATGAAGAAACTTCTTTTACTGGCTCTTCTGTTGTCACCCTCAGCAGCTTTAGCTCAAACTGTTACTCCCCAGTTTACGCAAGGGAGTATGCAGGCAACCACAACTACTACCCAAACCATCACCGAAACTATTGCTACTGA